TATGCAATGCTATTACTACTATAAATCTGCCCACTATTGGGCTCAAAAAGGAGACATTAAAATGTCGATTAAAGTATTCGTCCTTAAGGACGACAAGCACGGCACCTTTAAAACGCCGTTCTTCAACACTCACGTAGGGGACGTTCTTCGCTCTGTCGAAGTCGCGCTCCGCGACCCCAAGTCTACCATTTCGCAATTCCCCTACGATTATTCCCTCTGGGAATTGGGGAATTTCGAAGAGTCCACCGGGCTCTTCGCTCTTCTTCTCACTCCTAATCATATCTGCCCCGTGGCAAGTCTCTTGCCCGTGGCTCCCTCCAACAACGGGCATCAGCCCGTAAAGGCGATGCAAAATGACTGAAAAAAGAGGTGTCCACCGTCCGCCGTCCGGCGGCTCAAAAACTGTCCAATCGGCTGCGCCCGATACGGACATCAATCTCATCATGGAACGCTATCACAAAACGGGCGTTCTCGGAACGCCCAATCCCAAGGGCGCTCGTCGCCCTATCTTCGGGGACTTCACGTCCACCGACTTCCTCCAAATGAAAAATGCCATCATGGATATCGGGGAACAGTTCATGAAACTGAAACCCAAAATCCGCCAGCGGTTCCAAAATGACCCGCTGCAGCTGGTCCGATTCGTTGAGGACCCTTCCAACATGGACGAGGCCATCAAGCTCGGCCTCGTTCAAGCCCCTGTGGGCGACGATGACCCTCCGCCCGCAAACCCGGCCGTCCAGGCCGACGGAGCGCTTAAAGCGCCTCCCGGAAGCTCCACGGAGGCCCTTAAGGCCGACCCTGAGGCCAACCCCAAAGGGGGTGAGCCGAAGCCGTAAATACACCCCGTCCTTGATGTAAGTGTATTTACTGACACCAAGTAGGCCGAAAAGGACATTACTTGTGTGTCTTAGGAGCAGCTTTCTGAGCTGCTCCTTATTATTATTGGGATGGGAATGTTTCCCAGAGGTAACTCATGAAATCAGTAATGGACCATAGCTTCTCGCATGTCCCCCCGCCCAATATCGAGCGCTCGGTATTCAATCGTAACCGTGGGTTGAAAACCACCTTCGATTCCGGCTATCTGGTCCCGATTTTCTGGGACGAAATCATGCCGGCCGATACCATGAGCATGAACGCAACGTTTTTCGCTCGTCTTTCCACTTTCATCTTCCCCATCATGGACAACCTATTCCTTGAAACCTTCTGGTTCTTTGTTCCCTATCGCATTTTATGGGAACACTGGGAAGCCTTCATCGCGGGCAACGATGATCCTGATGATACCCCGACCGAATATATTCTCCCAACGGTCGGCGGCGATCCCTTCGCTGTGGATACTGGATCTCTTTTCGATTATTTCGGCCTTCCTTTAGGCGAATATGATGCCGGAATGGATACTAACGTCGAACCCGTCGCATTCGCCTTCCGCGCTTACAACATGATTTTCAATGAATGGTTTCGTCCCGAATACATTCAAGAAAAAGCGACCATAAATAAGGATGATGGTCCCGATACTTATACCGACTATATCCTTCTACGCCGCGCAAAGCGGCATGACTACTTCACCTCGGCCCTCCCTTGGCCACAGAAAGGGGACGCCATCGAGCTTCCTCTCGGTGGCACCATTCCCGTATATGGAAACGGGAAAGCTCTCGGATTTACCGATGGCTCCGGCAACTTCGCCGGTCTTCGCTTCGATGCATCGGCTATCGCTCGCGCCAATACGGGCGCGTATAACAAAACTCTTCCCGATGCTACAAACACGGCCAATATTTACACCTCAATCAACGTAGGTGTGACTACGGAGGCCGCTAAATCCGGCCTTATCGGAGATTTAGACTCCGCAACGGCCGTCACTATCAACGCTTTGCGGCAAGCATTTGCCTACCAAGAGCTAATCGAAATCGACGCCCGTGGCGGTTCTCGGTATACCGAGTCGATTCTCGCTCACTTCCGGGTAAAGCCCCCGGATTTCAGAATGAACCGACCGGAATATCTCGGCGGTTCTTCGCAACGTATCAACGTCTCCGCCGTTCCGCAAACCTCGGAATCCACGGCCAATCATAAGCAAGCCGGTCTTGCTGCTTATACTCAAGTCTCTGACCAATGCCGTTGGAATCGCTCGTTCGTCGAGCATGGTATCGTTATCGGCCTCGCCAATGTGCGTGCCGATATCAACTATCAAAACAATCTCCATCGTATGTGGTCTCGGCGGACTCGCTTTGACCACTATTTTCCGGCTCTCGCTCACCTGGGCGAACAAACCATAAAAAAGCAGGAAATTTTCTTTACGCAGAGCGCGCTTGGCTCCATCAACGCAAACAACACGGTTTTCGGCTATCAAGAACGCTTTGCCGAATACCGTTATGGCGTATCAGTGGTAACGGGCAAATTCCGGAGCGCTGCCTCCGGTTCTCTAGACTCTTGGCACCTGGCCCTTGACTTCGGCCTGGTCGCGCCTCAGTTGGATGATGTCTTCATCCAGGATCAGCCTCCCTTGGATCGGGTTGTCGCGGTGACTTCGGAACCCGAAATTATCTTCGATTCTCACTTCGAAGTCCGGCACGCTCGACCGATGCCGGTCTACTCTGTCCCCGCTCGGCTAGGTAAGTTCTAATGGCCGAGGCGGGAGGCGGCGCCTATGTACAGGCTGCCGCTGCTGCTGCCGATGTAGGCGGGGGTCTAATGACCTCTGCCTACTCTGTCCATGAGGCACGGCAGAATCGACGCTTCCAACGGAACATGTCCAACACGGCCCATCAACGCGAAGTTGAGGACCTTCGCGCGGCCGGATTAAACCCTATTCTATCCGCCACTGGTGGTAAAGGGGAATCAACTCCATCTGGCAATGTTCCAAGCATCGCTGAACCGACCAAATTAACTGGTTCGGTTCTTCAATCACAATTGCAACGAGCTCAACTTCAAAATATAGGCGCTAATACCCAAAAAACACTTGCCGAAGCTAATTCGGCCGAGACTGCTGCGAGGCTTAATAAAGCAAGCTTTTATCAGCAACTCGGAATCAATATTTCTAATGCTGGTTTACTTCGTAATCAGCTGCAAAAAAGCAATATCGAAAATGCTCCAGCTATGATGGACCTTTATTATCAGTCTTTGAAAGACCAATATAATACGGTCCATTCAGCCTCAAAAGCTGCTGAACTACAACTTCCTGAAATGAAGGCTCGCGCTGGCATGTATTCCTCGCCATTAGGCAAGTATCTTCCTTATATCAATTCCGCCAAAGGCGTGAAAGATGTACTCTCAAAATGATTATATTAACTTTGAAAGGTGGTGATAATATTGAAAAAACGCTTCAAAATGGGCCATCGCGCCAGCGGAAAGAATTTCCGCAAGGGCGCTCGCATAAAGGCGAACAACAATTTCACCGCTCCCATGCGCGGTGGGATTCGTCTCTAAAATGGTGGGGTAACATTCGTGTTACTCTTCCTCGATATAGGGGGGTATAATGCCTTGTTATACCCCCCTTTTCTTAGGTCAAGCCCCCGGCTCCAAAAAACTCGTATCTGCTAAAAACGCCGAACGCGGAACCTGCATGATTCTCCCATGCGGTCGCTGTATCGGCTGCCGGTTGGAGCGCTCTCGCCAGCAAGCTTTGCGCTGCTGGCATGAAGCGCAAATGAATGCTGAAAACAGCTTCTTAACTCTCACTTATAGGACCGACGAACTGCTCTATTTAGAGGATTCCGTTCGGCCGTCTCTCTATCCTCGCCATCTAACTCTATTCTGGAAACGACTACGAAAGGAGGTCCCAAATGCATCTATCAGATACTTTGCTTGTGGTGAATACGGCGGGCAGTCTAATCGGCCTCACTATCACGCCTGTCTTTTTGGTCTTGATTTCAAAGACAAAAAATTTCACACAATTAAAAATGGTAATCGCCTATATCGTTCTGATATGCTTGACCACATTTGGGGCCATGGGAATTGCCTTATTGGCGCTGTTACTTTCGAAAGCGCTGCCTATGTGGCTCGCTACATATGCGACAAAAAATTAGGCGAGGATTCTACTTACTATGACGAGCAGGGAATCGAACCTGAATTTGTTCGCATGTCCCGCCGCCCCGGAATCGGGGCAAAATGGCTCGACAAATATTACCCGGAAGTCTTTCCCGGGGACTCAACTTATATCAGGGGTGGCATTGAAACTAAACCACCCCGCTATTATCTCAATAGATTCAAAAAACTAGACCCGCTCTTATATGAGCAAATATCATATGCACGCAAATTACAGGCTAAAACGGACTACAATAATGCGGAGAATCACGGAGCTAGACTTAAAGTCCGTGGCCAAATTGCTGCATTAAAGCTCAAAGATATACCGCGGTCTATTCTCTAAAATCTCAAATTAAAATACCTCGATTTATCGAGGTATCCATTGCATCCAAAAATGCAGGTAAAATCTGCAACATTTTATGCAATGCTATTACTACTATAAATCTGCCCACTATTGGGCTCAAAAAGGAGACATTAAAATGTCGATTAAAGTATTCGTCCTTAAGGACGACAAGCACGGCACCTTTAAAACGCCGTTC